CCGCGCTGATACAGCGAAGACCATACAGTGATTCTGGCATCATCCTTCAAATAAGGCGAGGCTTGTAACAGAGCGCCGTAAAGGTAAACGTCAGGCGCTTGAGTCAAAAGCCAGTTTGTCGCAGTGCCACTTGATAGCTTGCTCAATTTGGCGTAATAGATCAATTCTGCGGTGTAGGTCGAGTCCGGCACAGGCAGCACGCGGATCTGACCACCAACAATGCTGAAATTCTTAGGCTTGCCTGGCGAGATGTACATCGTCGCCTTCATCTGATCCAAGGCGTCAATAGACTCAAAGGCCAGAGCAGTCACCGGCGAGGTGTTGAGTTTGATCGACTTTGTTTCTAGGAAGTCAGCAGGCACCGCGCTGTACTCTGTATCGATTGATGCAGTGGCTCGCACAATCATCTGCCGCGTGCGCAGCGTCCTCTCAATCTGCGCCTCTGCCAGAGAGATGAAATCAGGCACCACAGCCGTCAAGTCGGTGCGGTTTAGCCAATCAGCAACCGAGGTCTTCAACTCGTTGTAGGTGGTCAGCGCCATCAGGTCACCTTCTCTTTCTCTAGGTCTTTAATAGCCCAGGTGTGGTCATGCCTAAACTCGAACATCCCAATGTGACCAATCTCTTTAGACACATCGTGGTCAATCCAGATTTTAAGTCCAGCATCCCGCGCTTTCCTACAGAAGTAAACGTCTTCACCGATGTAGCCGCGCTTATCGTGCCGCCAAGGCGTCTCGTACCACGGCTCGGCCAATGCCTTAAAGACGCTTGACTTAATCATCATCACGCCCATGCCGACAGAATGCACCTCCTGCAAGCCTTTGCTCTCTGGCATAGACCACACCAACTCGCGCTCTCCGTCAGGCTTGTAGACCTGAGCCGTCGGCCCGGTTGGCATACGCCTGCGAGCGCAGTTGGTCGCCACGATGTCCAGATCATGCGCCAATAGCCGCGAGATCAAGTCCTGCGGGAATCGCATATCGGAGTCAATAAAAAGGATGTGCGAGCATCCCTCGCGCATAGCGTCCAGCGTCAACTCGGCTCGCTGGTTGGCGATCAGTGTGCCCTCGCTAATCTTGAGCGATACAGCGTCGTTTGTGTTGAGGGTGTGATAACACACCATGTTGACCAGATCGTAGGTGAACATGGTATGAACCATGTCACGCGCTGGCGTGCAAACCGCAATGTAGTTGGGCGTCATACTTTCCCCGGCCTCGTGCGAAAGTGAACATTGGCGCTGTCGTTGAGCCAGCGTTTCATGTACGCTTCATCGTCGAGCTTGCCCTCGGCCTTCATCTGGTAATACACGCTTAGAGGAATGGATGCGACACGCGACCACTCGCCCCATCGTGCGCGCTCATCAACCTGATTGAATTCGTCCTTGTTCTCCTCGATGATGGCCGTCACATCCTGCTGTGTCTGGATGGTCGCCTCATCTTTTTCTGCGTCGTAGTGCCATGTGCGAGTGATCCCGAGTTCCGGGTTCACATCAAATAGTTTTTTGTCTGTCATCTTAAAAGGAGCCGGATTTCTCCGGCCCCTCCCCTTCAATTACGAAGTCACAAGGTCTGCTGCCAGACCATGCGCGTTCTCTGCTGTCACCTTCAGACCCCACTCGACGATCATTTATGTTGAACAAGGCTCGTTATTTCCTTGTTTCCCTTTCGGGACTGTATATTTCTATACAGATCAGACTATCTCATCACCCTCATTTGAGGGGCTAGGCACTTCGGATCACTTGATCCTATGGGATTGCTCCCTAGTCGTTGAACCTTCACCTTTTCGGGTGCTTGGCTGCTGATTGCCCAATCCTCTGTCTTTTCAAACCTTCGCGCTTATCGTTTCCAATTACGCTGTGGTGTCAGAGGCTCTAAGGGGTTCCCAGCAATTCACCTAGTTTTCAGTGCAAATTACTTTGCAATGGCTCTTATCAAGTTAAAGCATACGCTTCTCAGCGTCACCTGTCTTAGCGAGTTCGACCTGCTGGTACGGACGCAGCACAACCATCTTCGCGTAATCGGGGTCCAAGACCCATGCATCACGCTCGCGCTGGAAGCGATTGGGGACCACTTGCACGTTGCCGAAGTCAGACACATAGATATCAGCCGCACCGATGATGGTGGCAGGACGCGCACCGCCGTCGATGTTGAACCGCGAAGAAGCGATGCCAGCAAAGCCGGACACGCGCTGCTTGTTGATCGGGCCAGTCATCAGGATCTTCGGATTGCCACCCTGAGTCCACACCTTCTGGATCACATTCTTGAGAATGGTTTCAGTGAAGGTGCGCACGGTCCCGTCAGTACGGCCCAGCGTAGGCAGGGTCGTATAGGACGGGTTGCCGCCGTTGGTGGTGTCATAGTCCACGTTGGTCTTGACGAAGGCGCCCAGAGAAGCAGTCGTGCGAGCAGCGGTGGTGCTGCCGCTGGTGGTGCCAGCGTTGTTGAGCATCGCAAACTCTTGGTCACGCTTCAACTCGGCACTGCGCTTGGCGATCTGATACGCCACCTCAGAGCGACGGCCAGCCTTGTTCACAACCTCTTCGGTCTGAGACAAGATGATCGTCTTGCGTGAGATTTGCGCATAGTTCTGCACTCGCACAGTAGCAGTCACCGCGTCAAACGAAGTGACGTCATCGCCCTCAAGCTGGGCATTAGCAGCAGCAGCGGCTAGAGTATCTGTTTGAAATTCAAACAAAGTGTTGGACACATTCTCTTTGCCGATGTTGCTCATGAACGGAGTTTCCTCCGGCGCAATGTTCGTAATGACATTGCTCAGATCTTCACGAATACCCTTTGCAGAGTAAGTCGTGAACGTATTGGTCACGATAGCCATTTTTTCACCTCAATAGAAGTTCAATTGCGGAAGCCGCGTCGTCGACGCGACCAGTTTTTGCAAGACGCTGTTTTGCGCGAACCGCATCGCTCATCTGTGAAACCCTCCCCGCTGCACCAGGCTTGGCAGGTTTGGGTCCGTTGTTGGTCACCGGCTTGATGCCTTGGCGCTTGGCCTGCATCTGGTCATACAGCGCCGCCTTGCGCAGCGCCAAAACCACACGGTGGTCGTAAATGTTGCCAAGCTCTTGCGGTGTAAATCCCATTTTTTGACCAAACTCGATCAACATGGCTTTCTCTGCCTTGGCCTTGGCAGGATCTTTCCATGTCGGGATTGCCTCGAGCAGCGCCTGCGACTCCTTGACCTTGTGGGTCTGGAGCTTTTGCATCTGCTCTTGCTGCGAGATCTCGGCCAGCCGCTGCTGTTCGGCCTGAATAGCCGCAGCCTTTTCCCGGTTCTCTCGCATCACCTCACGCTGCCGCACATACTCAATGGGATCTTCTTGATAGAGTCGATCCCAATCAATCTGTGGTTCAGCAGCCGCCTTCACTTGCTCACTTAACGCGCCCAACAATTGAGCATATTGCTCGCGCTCGGCCCGAATTGCAGTCAACTGGGCCTCGGTCTGCTTGCGCATCTCCGCGACCTGCTGCGTCTTTCGGGTGTAGTCTTGAGTCCTTGAATAGCCCTTCTGGAGTTCGTCCAAAGTAACCTCAACATCCTTGCCATCAACCTTGATGGTGAACGTCGAGGGCTTCTCTTCCTCCTGGGTGTCTTCTTCAGACTCCGACTGTTCATCTGTCAATTCATCAGAAAGCTCGTCTGCACCGCTTTCAGATTCATCGTCAGATGCCGCAACAACCTCCTCCTCGGATGGTTGTTCTTGCGTCTCGCCGCCGTCCTGTTGTCCTTCTTCAGGCAGTATTGCTGCGAGTGCTTGGACCGCTTGATCCATATTTAGGGGGCCAGATGGCGCACTTGCCTGTGGCGTAGGTGCATTCATTGGTCAAATTCCTTCACTGTTTTTGTACACGCTCAATGGCGCGCTGCGCCACCTTGCCGTTATCGATCACCTTTGTAAGCTCAGTCTTCAAATTCTCAATCGCCCTGAGCATCGCCCAGCATTGCTCGCGCTTTGCCGTCTCATCTGCTCGCGTTGACTTGAACACCCAAAGCTGATCGTTCTCCAACTTCGTCAATGCAGCAACCAAAGTCTCGTCCTCCAGTACCTGCTGCGCCTTCCTTCCTTTCCTTACCGCTTCTTCATCACTCATTGAGCCATTCCATTAAGGTTGATGGGTACAGGTACAGCCTGCGGCTGCGCCTGCGCTGCCTGCACCGCAGACTGCACCATCGCAGTCTGCTGACGCATTGCCTCACGGTCCAGATTCTGCATCGCCATCAATTCGGCGTTGCTGATCTGGGCGCCATACTTCAATTCCAACTCGTATTTTTTCAAGAGGAAATCCTGCGACATCTGATCGCGCCTGAAATCGTCATCGCGCATCATCTTCTGGCGCTGTAGCTCCAACTCTGCCGCCTTCTTCTGAATATCAGCCTGAATCGACTCGGCCTGCACCTGAGCCAGCACCTCCTCTGGTGTCGGCTTGGGCGGCGCCTGCGGCACCTGAAATTCAGGCGGCAGCATCTGGAAATACTGCGACGCATCCTTCATCCCAGACAACTCGACCACCCTTTGCAGCGTGCGCGTATACATCGCAGGCGTCACAACCTGATTGCTAAAACCAAACTGAGCAATCATCTGCTCCTGCTTTTGCAAAATCATCATCAGAGCCTGCAACCGCTCATTGGTGTCGCCATTGCCCAGGCCAATGTTGACCGCGACATCCATCGAGGCATCCCATGCCCGAGGATCAATCGCCACCCACTGATTGCGCAGCCGCACCATGCGAGGCTTATCCTGATGCGTGGTCAGCAGGAACAAGATGCCCTTAAAGAGCTTCTTCATGCCCTCGGCCATGATCCGCGCAGTCAACTCCAGCCGCGACTGCGAGGCGCTGATCGTCGCCGCCACCGCAGCCTTCGTGCTTGACTGCAAGGCATCAGCATTCAGACCCATCGCGGCCTTGCTCATGCCGGTGCGGTCCTCCTTGACCTGATCCATGTACTCAAGCATCGAGTACCCAGCCTGGCCCACGAATGGCTGCGCCAAAGGCTGGACCATACCGGGCGCGCGCATACGGATCACAGCACCCGTCTCATTGTTCAGCACATCGTCAATGTTGACCTGGCCCTCGACCACCGCAGTGCGCGGGTGGATCGACTGCGCCAGAGAGTCCAGCGTGTTGCGCAGCACCTGCGACTTGATCTCCTGAATGTCGTGCGTGATATCAAACACGCTCATCGCCTCAATTGGCGAAGTGTGCGGCTCAGGGTCAAACGGGAAATCGACGAACGGAATATATGACGCCGGCAGGTTGCGCATCATCTTGTAGCCAGATCCCATGCAGCAGATCTTTCGCAACTCAGGCAAGCCGTCACCGTCATAGTCCACCCGCAGATACGCCTCGACGTAGAGCAGACTCCTTTGCATTGGATTCATCGAGTCATTGGCGCCAAGGCCCGTGGATAAGGGCTGGCGCGCCAGGTACTCGTCATTCGTCTCCAGATCAGTCGAGGACAGGTTCGGCTCGATCTCCTCCATGTCGTAGCCCATCTCAATCAACTTGCCCACCGTAAGCATCTGGCGGTGAGCAATGATCCCGGCATCCTCAAATGAGCGAGCGCGGCGATCAATAATCAACTCCTCGGGCGGCACCGCCATGATCCGAATGCGGCCATCCTTCTTGATGCGCTTGATCTGCACATCGTGCAGCATCGGAGGCGGCGGCGCCTCAACGCCAACCATCGCAGCTTGCTGCTGCAACATCGCCACTTGCTCCTGCGAGATCGCGGGGTCAGGGTAGGACATCACAATCGTGACCTGGGCATCCTCCTGCATCAAGACCTGCACCGTCTGGTCATCCAGACCAGAATACTCCTCAATCCTGACGTCCTCAGTCTCTTCCCACCAGTACTTAGCAATCCCGCACTTCCTGACCAGCGCATCCTTGAAGATCGCGTAGGACTGCATAAAGCCATTGTTGTCAGCAGAAAACACGAAGTTCGCGTAGTCCGTCGCCTGCTGGGCATTGGATTCATCCTCCGGCCCGCGAGGGACATACTCGACAACATTCTCACTGGAGAAGAACACCTTCATCAAGCTCGGCATCATGGCCGAAACCGTGTCGCGCACCTCCATCGCTACAACCTGCGAGCGGCCATCCTCCTCATTGCCAAACGGATCGCCGCGGTAATACTCAGTTCCCTTGGCGCGTATAGGAGAAATGTCCGAGTCGATGTAGGACACCGCGTCCTGCAACTCGCCATTGACGATAGCCTCTAGCTCGGCATCGTCCATCGGCTCGGGCGCCGCCATGTCAACATTGAGGGGGAGATCGGTCATGTTCATTTCTTGTTCCTCGCGGAAATTGCTTTGGATTTTGCACGCGCATCTGCCTTCGATGACGCGCCCCAGGCTTTGAGAGACAGCAAAAGGCGCGTAGGCTCGCCATTTTTATACTCAGGCCCAGGCATATTGCCCATTCGAGCCAAAAAAGACGCCCGACGCGGGTTGTCGCCAGACTTAACCGGAGGCTTGATGTTTTGTCCCGCCGCCTTCAAACTGGCACGCCCCGCAGCATTTAAGCCACCCTTCGGGTTCTGCCCCTCTTTACGCTGCCAAGCTGGTGTTTTCATTGCTCCACCCCAAACCATTGATTTGCATACTGCGGTCTATTTTCTCTAATCCAAGGCACAGACGCCAATGTCAATTTTTCACCGTCCATGCCCGTCGTGTCAGACCCGACATGATGAACATAGGACCGCGACAGGAAATGCTTGTACCCCTTGGCGCCCAAGTCCTGGCAGTGAACATCGTCCGAGTACCAGTTCAATGGGGGAAACTTGGCCTGCCTCCATGCATCACGCGAAATAATCCCAAAGATGGGCGAGATCACCTCCATCGGCAAAATGCATGACTCCCACGGGAAACGAAAGTAATTCATCGACTCATCGAACGGATTGCTTCTCACATTCTGCATCGGCCTGGCCGCGTCGCACCTCGAGCAGACCCAGCCAACTCGGTCACCATACTCATCCTCAACCGTCCTGTAGTCCTCCACCAGCATCTCAACGCTGGTCGGGGTCAGCACCACATCATCGTTCGCCACGATGGCAAAATCATTGCCATCGGCAAACACCTCGTCAATCACCTCGTTGTAGTCCTCACCGAAACTGCGAGGAACGCCACGAAGCTGGCGATAAACATCGCGGCGCGGAGCGTCAATCGGCGTCCTCAGATACACCTTGTGCATCCACGCATACTCGCGGCAACTCGCCAGCATCACCGGCAAGCACCGCCCCTTAACGCTCGCAACCGCGATGCCAGTCCTCATTTCTTCTTGGCGCTCTTGGCCGCTAGTCGGAACGATTTGGCAGTAGGCGCGCCGGGTGAACCCGGCTTTCTCATCTTCTCGCCGCTGCCGGCCTTGATGCGCTCACGCTTGGCCGCGATGTTGGCGTACAAACCCGCTGGTTTAGCTTTCATAGTCTTCACCCTCCATCTGAGCGTTGACCTGACCCTTGTACTCTTCTTCCTCTTCGCCTTCCTCGTACTCTTCGCCCTCTTCGTCCTCGCCTTCCTCCTTAGCAACCCACGCCGAGCAGGTACGCGAGGCGGCGCACTTGAAGTCAAAGATCTCGCAGTAACCCAGATCGCCAGCCTCAATGGTCGCCCAAGGATCACCCTCCGGGCCTAAACCCTTGGCGATGCACTGGATCATCTGCGGCTGCTGATTAAACGCGGCGCAGTT